GTCTCGACCGCCCCGGTGGCCAGCTTCGCCGCCGTCACCGCTAAGTCCGCCAGTTTGGTGCTGTCAACCGCCAGCCCGGCCAGCTTGGCCGTCGTCACTGCCGCCTGCGCCAGCTTGTCCATCTCGACCGCCCCGGTGGCCAGTTGCGCCGCGGTCACTGCCAAGTCCGCCAGCTTATCGGTGGTCACCCCTTTCCCGGCTATGCCCAACTGGCCCAGAGCCACCGCCAGCGAACCATGCAGCATGGCCGGATCCAGACGATTGGCCGCGAGTGCTCCAGTCTGACTGGCCGGCTCAACCTCGGCCCATGCCTTGCCGCTCCAAGCCATCACCTGGAGCGTCTCCTGCCCCAGCCGGTTGACTACGTACAGCCGCAGCCGGATCTTCCTGTAACTCGACTCGGCCGGTGGAATGGTCCATAGGTCTATGGCGAACTCGTTGAGTTTGCCGGCTTCGGCATACTCACTCACCGTCCGTTCCACTCCGTCGTACTCCGGCGCCGGGTTCCCGTTGGCGTCCGTGCGCTGGACCGTCAGCCGCGTGTAATAGAACTCCGGGTCCTGGGCAAAGCTCGGATTGGTGAACGCCACCCGGTCGATCCCCCAGTACCAGACCCCGTCCTCTGTTTTGCCGTACGTCAGCGTCCCGACTGTGGCGTCGGTGATATCCAGCGCGTGGGGTGCCGATGGCGCAGGCAGCAGGAACGGCTCGGACTTCAACGCCGTGGCTTCGTCCAGCGGCAGGTAGTACTCCGACTTCCAGCCCACCACGAAGATTACCGCCCATACGTCTTCCGCCGGACGGGCGACCCATAAATCGATGGAGTTCTCCTCCTCCCCCGCCCGGTGCTGCCCTTCGCATATCGCGGGCTCCTCGCCCCGCTTCAAGTAGAAGCTGACTATGTCCGCGTCCCAGTTCGCCGGCGGGTAGTACTTCACGCGTAGCCGTTGCTTGGGGATGCCCGTAACTGGATCGACTCCCACCTCCAGCACGCTGACCTCCACCGCCGTCGGTCGCGTCGGCGGGCTCAGACGCTGCGGTAGCGCGGCGAGTTCTCCGGGGACTCTGGCGGCAGGCACAACCGCGTGTTGGATGTAGTCGAGCGGCACCCCGTCGCCACTCAGTCGCGGCCTGCCCAGGTTGATGACGCGATGGCCCGCCATATCCAGGTCGCCAGTCGCTTTCCCCTTGCGTAGTTGCTCCACCGCCTCCTGTATCCGCCGTAAAACGTCATTCAAGCGCGCCACGAATTCTGGCTCGGTGGGCTGCGCGGCCGGCGGCAACTCGAAGCTGTATCGAGCCATGATTACCTACTCCACGATCGCCACCGGGAGGGTCACCCAGGTCCGGAGTTCACGCGTCGTCCGCATCGGCAGCGGCGCCGTCGCCCACCCCTCCGGCGTCGGCTCGATCGGCAACCGCACCTCGGCGAAGCCGTCCGGCGTTGGATCGATCGGCAGCCGCGCCTCCGCGAAGCCGTCTGGGGTTGGATCGATCGGCAATCGCGCCTCCGCGAAGCCGTCCGGCGTCGGCTCAATCGGCAGCCGCGCCTCCGCGAAGCTCTCCGGGGTCGGCTCGATCGGCAGTGCTGCCGTCCCGAACAACTCTGGTGTCAGTTCGACTGGCACCGGATACCAGGTCCACGGATCCGAGCTGCCCAGCACCCGCGCCAGCACCCGGGCTGCGAACAAGCGCACCTCCGCGGCGCCGCCGACCTTGAGTTGCATATACCGGCCTTTGATGGTGCCCGGCAGCCGGACTTCTGCCTTCCGCCGACCTGTGGTGGTTAGCTCGGTGTTGACCGTCTCGGAGTGCCGCAGCCGCATGTCCTCCCCGGGTAGGTCCGTGTAGACGTACACGGTCACCTCGCCGCTGGTGTCCAGGTCGAGTGCCACGCGCCTGAATTCTTTGAGGCGTTCAAATCCCATCCGATCTTTGCCTTTTGCCTTTTGCCTCTTGCCTTTTGCCTTGACCTAAATCCCGAACCCCAGCTCCTGCGTCTCCCAGATCTCCCCGTTGGCCCCGTCGAAGTAGACCCCAATGGCGCGGAAGCGGATTACTCCGCCGTGCAGGCGCACCACGCCCGTGCTCATGGCCTTCAGCTTGATCAGGATCGCTTCCAGGCCGTCCAGCGGCGCCGTGTAGGTACGAACCCCGGAGGAGGCCGGGAAATTGATCGTCTGCCAGACTGTCAGCCCCGTCCCAGTCATGTACCGCTTGATTTCAAGCGCCCAGCCCGCCGGGGCGTCGTATTTGAACGTCGTGTCCTTGAACTCCTTAACCCGTTCAAGTGGCATATGCCCTCCTGCGGCGCATAGCCGCCCTGCCGCGGCGGTTAGCCGCCATAGCCCACCTCCGCGCTTTCCCAAACTTCGCCTTTCGAGCCGTCGAAGTACTCGCCGATGGCTCGCACGCGCACCCGAACGCCGTACGGCCGGAAGCCCTGCTCACTGCTCAGATACAGCCGCCCGCGCCGCGCCTCGACCACGGCGAAGCTCACCGGCACGGTCTTCCGGCCGCCGGTGGCCGGGAACGAGTCGGCCTTTCGCTGGTAGAGGTTGCCTTCCGGTAGATCGCCGTACAGCGAGTAGGTGACCGTGCCCTCGGCCTCGATGTCGAACTCGAGCCCGTCGATCTCCTTGACCTGGTCGGTGCCGCAATCGAACACTCCGGAGTCCCAACTCCGCGCCACCCGCGGCTCCGGCTCGGCATGGATGGTGACCCCGTAGATCACCACCTCGCTCGTGGCATCGCCATCCAGCAGCAGAGCCACGTTGTAGGCTCGCCGGCCCTTACCGTACTGCCCCACCTGGAACGGCGTCCTGGTGCGCGTCGTGGACGAAACGCTGCCGATCGTCTGGACTTGCGCGCCGTTGTCCCACACCACCTTGACCGTGATGCTCGCCCCGCCGGTGTCGTGCTCGATCACCAGGTCCTCGTAGATCTTCTCGTTGTCGGGCAGCCCCTGGTTGTGATAGCCGCTCAGGTACCTCAGCGGAATCGCTTGCCCGGCATCCGTGGCGCCGTAACCGTAGGCATACACATGCCCCGAAGAACTGCCCGCCAGCAACTCGTTGCCTTCGCCCTCGTAGTAGAGCGCCGTAAATCCCTGGCCCAGCGCCGCCGCCGTCCGCATCGAGACCCACTGCTCGGTCGCCGGGTTGTACACCACCGTGATGCTGGGCCACATCTGGCCCTCTTCCGGGTAGGAGAAGTAGAGCAAGTCATTGGCGTAGGCGAGCACCGCCCGGGCCCGGTACTGCGCCTGCGAGCTGATCGGCGGCACCCTGATCCCATCCGCCAGTTCCGTGTAGGCGCCCTTGAAGATCGGGTCCAGTTTCTCCGAGATCTTCCGTTCGCGGTCGAAATCGAAGCCGTACACGCCCTGGGGTCCCGCGAAATAGTCCAAGGCGCCGGCGTCCGCCACGGCGCGCGGGCCGAGAATGCCGATGTTCGCGTTGGTCTGCTCGATCGTGGCTGCTTCGTCGTTCGGATCGCCGAGCAACCGCCAGATGCTCCGCTCCTTGTAGAGGATGGCCAGGCGCTTGTGCGTCGTCACCCGCAGCAGCACCTCGCCATCGTCCCCTACCGGCTCATGGTGGCCCTCCTCCGTGCTCGATCCGGGCCAGCAGCTCGGCTGGTTGACCTTGCTCCACCACAGCCAGTTCGGATGCTCGTCGGATCCGTACGCCAGCAGTTGGCCGAAATACGGGCCCGCCAAGCCCATCGCCGGCGGTGGCCCGTCCCGATCAGTCTCCAGCATCTTCTCGTGGAGGGCATCCTGGTCCGGCAGCCGATCGACGTACGTCGTCGTCACGTTGTCCGGGATCGTGCCGACCCGATACGTTGCACCCAGCGTTCCGCCGCCGCGGTAAATGTGCCGCTTGGTGACCTGCCCGTCAGGGCTGGTCGGGATGCCGGTGAGAGTCACGGCCTGCTTGTTGGCGTGGATCTCACTCTCTGGTCCCGCGTTCGTCTCGTGGCCGTCCTCCGTGTCGAACGTCACGCAGTAACGGACGTCCCCCTCGATCGGAGCCTGCACTCCGCCGTAGAACTCCCACTGGTCGAAGTTCACGTCGCACAGGTCGCTGGCGACAACCTGGATCCGGATCGCGGCCACTGTGGACCAGTCCTTCCCTGGCGTCGTCCCCACTCGCCGGAAGGCCAAAGTCGCCTGCACCTCCTCAGCCAGCGCCCGCAGCCGGTCCCGGATCGCGTCCATGCGCTGCTGCTCCCAGCCGCTCGGGTCGCCGAGGTTCTGCGCGCGCTTCTCCAACTCCGCCAGTTCCGCCTGGAGCGCCGTGTACTCCGAGTTAGCCGCCAGCCCCGCCTGCGCGTCAAACTCCCGGTAAATCTCGACGCAGGTCCAGCCCCACCGCTGCTCGCTCAACTGCGCTGGCGTGATGCTCACCCGGTAGTAGTCCCGGTCGAAACTCGCATCGTTCACGTCGATGATCAGGTCGATCTGGGTGATCTTGCTCGGGTCCGAGCAGTTGATCCAGATCCGGCACTTGTCGTCGGCGCGCTGCTGCCCGTCGATCCTCAGGTCCTTGGTCAGCAGCCGCTCCGCCTGCCAGGTCCCCGCCGGAGTAATCGGGATCCACAGCGAAGCGCTGCCTTCGATCTTGTTGTCTGTGTCCCAGTGGATCTCCGCCGCCTCGCCCTCCGGGTCCCAAACACTCCAGAGCCCAGTCTCCTGGTTGAACCCCGTGATGACGTTAGTCTGTTGCGCCCCGGCGCTAACCGCGGGCGCCGTCGTCGGCGCCGACGCCAGCCAGTCCGAGCAGCTCACCCCGTCGTCCTTCTTCTGTTTCGCGCGGTGCATGAACCAGGCGAATCCTTGGAAAGACGCTGCTCCGATCGGTTGCCCATCGTAGCCCGAAGCCAGCAGCACGGGGCTGCCGGCGGCCCCGGTCTGCCTCCATAGCTCCCCTCCTGAGCCGTAGTACCGATGCTCCGCGCGCCGCCATAGCGTGCGCACTGGCCCGCCTGCCGGGATGCTGGCCACCTCCTCGGATCCCGGCCTCGAACGCAGCGCCCCGGCCTGGTCCACCCGCCAGTTCTGTATCCACTGCGCGTCCGGCGGCTTCACCAGGTCCCCGGGCGGCAGCAGATTCCAGCTCCCGCTCAAGATCCGCTGTGGCTGCCCCTTGTAGCTCATTGCGCCACGCCCCAGTACGCCCGGATCACCTCTTCCATGAGCGCCAGGCGCTCGTCCAGATGCGCCGCCACCTCGGGCATCGCTGCCTCGCCCTCTTTCCGCCGCGCCTCCGCCAGAATCCCGTAGGTGAAGTACTCCGCCATCACCAGCGGGGCGCTCAGCCAGCGATTCGCCGGCGAAATGGTCGCCGGGTACCGGTGAAAGATCAACGCCAGGGTGCCGTCCGCGATCGGCTTCGGGTACAACCGAAGTTGCCCCAACCCCTGCTCGCTCCGGGTGATCCGCTCCGGGGTATCGGCCGTCGTTCGCCAGGCGCTGTCGAGGGCTTCCAGCTCCTCCGCCGTGGCTTCGCGCAGCTCCCCGCCTCCCAGACTGGCGTGAACGGTTGAAATATGCCGCGCCGGCAGGTTGTAGGTCGGATTGTCTGCGGTGACCGAAACCGTGCTCCGCGCAACAAACAGGCCGGTGTTGCGCGCCAGACGTTGCACCAGCTCGTCCGCCAGGTCGTAGAGCTCGGTCTCCTCCCAGAAGACCAGGTCGGAATAGCCCGCCGCCCCGAGCGATGGAATCAGGTCTTCAATGACCTTCCCCACGTCCAAGCCAGGGGTGACCGTCCCCTGGCACATTAGGAACAGCAGCAGCATCCCTACACCTCGTAGCCGTGGACGGTGATGTAGCCGGCTGCTCCCACGCCGGTGCTGTACCGGAGTATCTGGTTGATCGCCGCGGATCGATTCCCGTTCGGGAACACGAACTGGAACGGGTTCCCGCCGGCTGGCGGCGTGCCCACGAAGATCAAGTTACCTGCGACGTTCGTGTTGTCGAAGATGAACAAGTTCCCGGTGCCCGTGGCCGAGATGATGATCGACTCGATGACGAACCACTTCCCGCCGGCCGGCGTCCAGATTTCTACGGCTGTCTCGCTGGCCCCATACGTCACGTTCTTTCGCACGGGCGTCCGGCCGCCGCTCGTCGGCGCCACCGGCAACGGATTCGAGTCGCTGAAGGTAGTGCCGGCGCCGTCCACCACGCCGACCTTCTGCACGCCGGTGGCCGCGGTAACCACGTCGTTGCCGCCAACCTGCTTCACGTTCACATTCCAGGGCGTCGTGTTGGCGCTCCCCTGGTTCGCGGTCACGGTGCCGCTCACCGGCTGCGTCGTGCTCCCGGTCGGATCGGTCCGTACCGGGGCGCCGGCCGTGCCGATCTCCGTCCCGCTGGCGTTCCGCAAATTGACGTGCAGCGCGCGCTTCGCCGTGATCCGCAGCACCGCGATCTGGTCCTCGGTCGGATCGCCTGCCGGCGTCTCGTTGTAGACGCCCCCGATGGCATCCAGCGTCGAGGCTCCCTCGGTGAAGGCGCTCTTGTCCACCTTCGACCCGGCCCCCACGCTCTGGATCACATCGACCTTGACGGCCTTCTGTCCGCCCACGTCGCTGATGCCCGCGGTCGCTGATCCATCGCTGATCTTCACCGGCCAGGCGTTCCCCACTACCGCCGCCGTGCCTTGGTTGCCCGTCACTGTCCCGGACACTGCGGCCGTGTTCCCGACGTTCACGTCCAGCCGCCCACTCACGAGCGCGGTCGGCAACTGCGCCGCCGTCGGGGCATCGTAGAACGCCGCGCCGGTCGTCAGTCGTGCCGCGTGCGGCGATACCGCCGTCACGTGCTCCTGGGCCGCCCCGCTCGGTAGCGGCAGGCTGGCCGCACTGATCGGCTGGGTATCGGTCGGCGTGGTGGCCTTGTAGAAACTCGACCCGTCCGTCAGGCGCGCTGCGTGCGGCGTAGCTGCCGCCACGTGCTCTTGTGCCGCGCCCGCCGGCAGCGGGAGACTCGCGGCGCTGATCGGCTGGGTATCGCTCGGCGTGGTGGCTTTGTAGAACCCGGCGCCGTCCGTCAGCCGCGCCGCGTGCGGGCTAGCCGCCGCCACGTGCTCTTGCGCCGGCGACGCCGGGATCTTGTCCGTGCCGGTCTTGATCCCCGCCAGCGTCGCCTCGCTGGCCACCGTCGCCGGCAGCCGGGTGACGTCCACGTCGATGCCGTAAGTGGCGTCTGCCGGAATCAGTGTTTCGTCGCCGTCTGCGCTCACCGCCAGCTTCACGACTTGCATGTGGGCGCCGCTGACGCCGCCCTGATCGGTCTTCGCCAGCGCGCCTACGCCTGGCGTGATTGCGAGGTTGTCTGCCATGGCCCCTCCTTTGCCGCGAGTTGAATCAGTCGCGACACATCGAACCGCTCGAGTTCGATCGGCGTCTTGTCGTACCCGCGCCCGATGTTCCGCGCCCGAACGTGCTTGCCCAACTTCGTGGCGTCCGCCAGGAACCGCCTGAACCGCGGCAAGGTCTTGGCGAGTTGCTGCGCGCCTTCCTTAAGAGTCAACCGCGGAATCGCGTAGTCGATCAGGCTGGCGTGGTACTCCGCGGGAATCTCCGGTACGCCGCTGGGCCAGGTCAACACCGTCGGCGATCGCGCGTAGATCACGTCCAGGCTGGTTCCCGCGCCAGCCGGCTGCGGCGTGATCGCCAGGAGGTCGAACCCGAGCGCCACGTATCGTTCGGGCGTCCCTGTGGCGCTCTGCCAGGTCGAAGACCTCGCGTCCAGTTCCGCCAGCCGCGCCGGCCGCACCCGCGCCTGCGTCGCATGCGCCCGGATCCGCAGCGCCACGATCCAGTCCACATACGTCGCCCCCATGCTGTGAAATGTCAACCCTGCGCCCAGGGCGTAGTTGACCTCGGTCTCCAGGCATAACGTCAGCAGCACAAGGAATCGCTGCGCCTCGTTGATGGCCGCCAGGAACTCGATGGGCGTCCAGAAGCGGGTGGTCACACCGGCCTCGTCCAGCCGGTCCATCGCCCGGGCATCGAGTTGCTCGACCGTCACAGCACAAACCTCCCCGTGCTCTGCCCGCGACCCTGCCGCCAGTGCCGCGTGAACCTCGGCGCCAGTTTGATCCGCGTCGGCCCCCGGCGCCGCGCGTCCGTCAGCGCCATCCCCGCCACCAGCGTCTCGAACCGCTTCTCCGCCGCTTGCGCTCCGGCGTAGTCCTCCTGGTGGTCGCGGATGTCAGCCTGCACGCCGGCGATCAGCGCCGCCGGCCGCAGCCAAGGCAACAAGCTGGCTGAGGTCGTCCCTGCCGAAAGCGCCGTCTTCTCGGCCACGTAAGTGATCAGGTAGCCCTTCGCCGCGTCCGGGATCGGGTAGAGCTCGACCTGCATCTTCGGCGGGTCGCTGGTGTCATCCATGCACGGCGCCCACAAGCCCGGGTCGCCCGTCGAGGGCCGCGCCGGGTAGCACGCATTCAACTCGCCCCGACTGAACCGCTTCAACTCCCCCGCTGGGTCCAGACTCCGAACGGTCTCCAGGATTCGGCAATCGCTCGGCAACGCATAGACGTTGGCGAAGATCATGTAGCCCGCCGCCGTGTCGGTGTCGCCCTCATAAGCCCGGTCGAGGGTCCCTGTGGTGTTCCCGGTGCGCGTGAAGGTGTAATACTCGCTCCGGGCAGTCACGCGGAACCGCCGCCCGCTCATGGCCGCAGTCCACGTCGTGCCCGTCCCGGTGACCGCCGTGCTTGCGGCTGTCACCGCCACCGTCCCCGTCTCATACGGCGCCACGCTCAGCAGCGTGCCATCAACGTGCAGCCGCTCCCACTGAAGCCGGTCCAGGATCTCCAGGTACCTCCCGTCCATCCAGGCTTCGAGTAGATCTGGGTCGATCCCCGGAGCCGATTTCGTCAGCAGGAATCTGAGTTGCCCGTACTTCATCGCCTCACCACGAGCCTCCTCTCGTCACTCGGGCGTCGATCTCGTCGGCGCCGTGCGCTGCGCCTCAGCGCACGACAATTTGTCTTCTACCTCGATCACCCGGCACCCCGTGCGCGCCTGTATGGCCCTGAGTAATCTCGTCAATTGCTCCTCATAGTCCGCTTGCCGTCTGAGCGATTCCGCCCGCACGCGATCTTCCCGGTAAATCTTCCGCTCCAGGTCGCGGATCGCCTCCCGGTCCTCCGCCGTAAGCGTGGCGGCGTTCGGCTCTGGCTTGGCCGGTCCCTGACCCAGGCTCGCGGGCAGCAATAGCGCCAGCCAGCACGAGGCGAAAATCAAGGCAGGCACCCAGCGTTTCATTTGACCTCCTGGTAAGATGCCGGGCCTGCCAGTTGACGGCGACGCCCGTAAACAGGCTGACGCCCGTGAAGCTGCGGAAACGGAGGACTGTCAATCCTCCGTGAATGGATACCCGTGCCCAGAGGTCGTAAGCCCAGCCGAGGCTGCCTCCGCGTCCGTGGTAGACGCTCCAGGGGTCGCGCAAGTGGGCGGTAGCCGTAACGCGCACTGGGCCGAAGGCACCGGACCAGCAGGCCGAGGGATACAGCGCCGCGCGATGCCACTGGCTGTTGCGTGTGTACCGCAGCAGCGCCGCCGGGCCAAAGCCCTTGACTACCGGGGCGCACGCCTGCGCCCAGCCCGCCCAGCCGTTGCCGACGCTCTGCTTGCGGAGTGGCGCTACCCAGGCGGTCGCTTGCAGGTGCGAGTTGACGGTCGAGACACCCGCCGCCGGGGCGGGGCGCACGTATCCCAGTCCTTCGGAGGAGACAGCCCCCACCAGCAGTCCGGTCTGGGCCTGCGCCGCGCCCGCCGCCAAGAGTAGAATCGCCCCATAGATGACGCCGAGTAGCAACGCCTGGTAGCGTCTGGACTGTTGAGGCCGCTTCCCGAGCATTCCCGTCTCCTGCTCGATGATGTTGACCGGATGCGAGAGACATATGAGACCTGGTGCGACCAGCGTGGCCTTATTTGATGGCCCCTTCTACTGCTGCATCCTGTGCCACCTTCGCCGCGTCGATCTTGGCTTGCTCGTCAGCCACGGCCTTCAGGTATGGGCGCACCACTGACTTGACGAACCCGCCGATGACACGCTGCCACAGGCTCGCGGCCGTGGGGTAGGTCAGCACCGGGGGGTCGCCCGGATTCACGCTCGGCGTCGTCTGCGCAAGACGCCACTGGTTCAACGCCTGAAGAGCCGCATTGCTCGTGGTCAAGGTCACTGTGCTAACCACTGTGCCTGCATCGTTACGGACCACGATCTGGATTTCCGCAGCCGCCGCGAGGGTGGCCGCAATCAGAAGACCGAGAAGGATTCGTTTCATAGTCTCTCCTCAACACGTTGTCGCCGTCACGATCCCGTTGGTCACGGTGATAGTGCAGGCTCCCGAGTCATCGCCCTTGCGCACGCTGATTGCGCCGTTATAGCCCGCGACGCCGCCCACCGCGTAGCTCAGGGCATCCAGCGCGCCGTAGGCCGAGTCATCCGCCACGCGGATTTGCACGCCCGCCGCGTTGCGCTTGAGGGCGGGGAAGCTGGAGGTCGTGCCGCCGAGTTGGAGGAGGCCGAAGTCGGCACCGAGATGGTTGGTCAATAGGATGTTACCGCTAGTTGGCGAAGTCATCAGGCTTCTGCTAGTCCAGCCCATTTCGCCACTAGCCGCAGCATATACACCCTCTGCTGCCGAGATTCTTCCCGATACCCCAGTAGGCGGTGTCCCAACACCAAGCGATTTCACTACTGCTAGATCACCGCCTTTCGTGATCGTCGCCGCCAACGTCTCCGTCCCGGCCCTCGTGGTGTAGAACTCAATCCGCCCGTCCTCACTCCCTGCTGTCGCAGTTGTCCACTTCGCTTCGATGCTCGCAGCGATGTGATTCGTGCTGCCCGTGGCCGTCTCAAGCTCGAACTCCAACCCCGCCCCGTCATTGGCCGCGCACCCTCCCGCTCCCGCGCAGGTGCGGGTAAGGCGCTGGACATAGCCGGTCGTACCGGAGGTGGCGAGGTCGTATTCGGCGTGGAGTGTACGGTCTGGTGTGCCTGACGGCAAGATACCCAAGAAGTTGCCAAAGTGAACAATCACTGGCGTGTTGGCTTGGCCATACGCCAGTTCCAAGGGGTCACCCGGAGCGTGACTCTCTAAAGTGTCGAAGTAGGCCCTCCTCAACCACCCATCAATTAACGTCTGGCCCGAGAGGTTCTTGACATTATTCGCGCTGACGCTTCCATTGGCCACCACGTTCCCGCCCTGCACTTCCTTCAGGCTCACGTCATCCAGCGTCACCCCGCCGCTCGTGCTGGTGCAGGAGATCCCGAAGTCGGTTACCGTCCCGGCGCTCTTGAAATATGTCGTCTGCGCCCCGTTGGTCAACGTCAACGAGCGCGTTTCGCTGCCGTACTGCGTTGCAGCAGCCGCCGTCGTATCAATCGTGCAGGCCGGATCGCCGGACTTGCCGCTGACGGTGTAGGTGAAAACGTAATGCCTATTGGCAACCAGCGCCACGGCCAGATTCGCGGCGGTCTGGACCAGCGTACCTGCATGGGTCGCGTCGGTGTAGACGGCAGCCCCCCCGGTGTCATCCATGTCACCAGTGACGTCCCAGTTGGCGTGGGTGGCGAAGCCGGTCTCGTTCAGCGATTCGCTGCCGAGGACGGAGCGGTTGAGCACTTCGAAATTCGTTCCCTCAACCTGCACGGGATTCGTCGAGCCGTAGTCATACAGCTTGCTCGGCCCCAGCACGCCCGCCGCGCTCACGCGCGGAATGACGGAGGCAGCGGTCAGCACAGAAGCCCCGGTCACCCCATCCAGTCCGCCGCGCCCAAGCACCGTGGGTGTCCACTGGCCGGTGGCAGAGAGGTAAGTCAACACCTCGGCGTCGTTCGGCGCCGTAGATGAGATCCGCCTCCCCTGAAGTGATCGCGCATTCGTGCTGGGTGGATACTGCGCACCCAGCACCGAAACGAAAGCCAGAACTGCAAGGATTGTGTCTTTCATCGCGCGATGTACCTCCGGGCGTGCAGGATGAGCGTCCGCGCCGCCGTCTGCGCCACCGGCACGCTGCTCGTGCCGCTGCGGATCTTGAGCCAGATCGCGCTCTTGAACTGCGAGCTGTCCACCTCGCGGAACTGGCCCGCCGTGACCGTGTTGGTCAACTCCGTCCCGGCGTCGTCCCGCAGGATGTGCCAATTGCTCCCGTCGAGTGAGACCTGGAAAGCGATCCCGGCGGCGTCCCACGCCGCCGGGTACTCGATGGCGATTAAACTGAACTCCCCGCCAATGAAGACCGCGCCGCTCAGGCTCTCGCCCAACGCGATCGTGGCCGTGATCTTGTGTAGGTAGCTGCTCATGGGCCCTCCGACGATTCGCAGGGCGGGGTCTCCCCCGCCCCAGCCTGGCGCCCCTTACGGAATGCGCGTCAAACTCACGCGCAGGGTGACCGCGTCCACCGCGGTCAGCGTGCCCGTCGGCACCACCCCGAGGGCGTCCCCGATGGCCAGTCGCAGGTTCCCCGCCGTGCCGTGCAGCGTCCCGGCTTGGTTGGTGTTTGCGGCCGCCTTTAGGTTCAGCCCGCTGGCCAGCACATCATCGCCGCTGGCCTTCGCCGTGCCCGAAGGCACTTTCTTGACCATCAGCGTCACGCCTCCGGCGTCGGTCCCCGCCACCGCGTGCCGCTCCACCACCGCGGTCACCTCATAAGCGGCGTCCGCAATGAAGAACAGCCCGTCGTAGTCGGTGGCTGCGGCCCCGGCTGGCGTGTTAAAAACCGCCAACTGCGTCTTCGGCACCACACTGATGGTGCCTTCAATCTGGGTAACTCCTCTCGTGAGTCCCATCCTTCACCTCCTGTCGGTGGGGCCGGCTTTAGCCGGCCGGCTGGCCGGCCGCCGTCGGCCCCACACGCTCTTTCAGTTGCCAGCTAGCCGTCGATTCAAGCCCCGGGCACTCCGTACACGCCGTAGTAGCTCGACCAGCCGGAGCTGCACCGGTACCACATCGCCGTCTTGATGGACCGGCTGTCGAAGTCCACGTCATGCACCGTGTTCGGCTTCTCGCGCCAGTAGAACCGCAACTGCGTGTCCTCCGGGTCGGCCGTCACGAACCAGGCATCCGGGTCGGTCACGAAGTCCCAGACGAACACCTCGTCGAAGCTCGGCAGCCCCACCCGGCGCTTGAAAGCGTTCGGCGTGTTGTTCGCAGTGTCCGAGCGCATCGTCGCCGTCAGCATCTCCTGCGCCGCGAACTCGAGCTCCGGCGGCACCACCAGCCTGGTCGGCCGCACACGGATCTTCTTGCCGCTCGGTCCCTTCATGCGCCGGAAATCGGTCAGCACCAGTTCGATCGCCGGGATATCCAGGTCCATCGAAGCCGCCGGCCTATTAGCCTGGACGCCGCCGGCCTTCACCAGCGGATGCGCGGTCGAGAACAGCGCCACCCCATCCGGGCCGGCGTAGGCCCCGGCGGTGAAGCCATTGTTGAAGTGGCTGGCGACCGTCAGTTCGACCGTCTCCTTGGCCCCGTTGCCGAGGTCCGCCGCCAGGTTCGTCATGATCCCGAAGCGGTCGTCATCGACCATGACCTTCGTGATCTTGAACCCGAGCCCGAACTGCTCGTGCAGGTAGGTCTTGTCGAACCCGGGCACGGCGACGTCGTACCGCATCGGCCCGCCTTCCGGGATCACATGGAAGGTCCCCAGCCCGCTCGTCTCGCTGGTCTGCTCGATCGACCGGCCCGACGTCATCACCCGGAAGATCCGGCTGAACTGCGGAGGCCACCGGTCGAACCGCTCGAAAATCACCTCGTCCAGCGCGGGTAGCATCGAGGTGAGGAAGAGATCAGGGAATTGTGCTCTGATAAGCATGGTCGTCGCTCCTTACACCCCGACCGCATCGCTAGCCATGCGGTGCTTGTTGATGAGGATTTCGAGGCGCGCATACGCCCCGTAGTCGTTGCCAGGGACGGCCAGCTTCTTGAGAAGGTGGACGTCCAGGGTGGAGGTCACGTCCTCCGTCGCCGAGTTCACCTCGTGCCCGCTCTTCAGCGCCGTCGCGTCCCCGGCGTTGTAGATCAGGTTTGCGTTCAGCCCCATGTCGGCCTCGTCCAGGCTGCCGTCCGCCTGGCAGTCGAAAACCACGTCCGGACTCACCACCACCAGGTGGGTGGTGGCCTTCGAAGCCGCGCCCCAGTTCAAATTGACCCCGGTGATGCGCGTGGTCCCCGGGGTCGCTGGGGTCTCGATCGTGTTGTCGGCCACGCGCGCCACGGCGTCGCCGGGGTAGAGCGCGGTGCCGTAGCCGACGGCTTTGCTGAATTCCTCGTGTACCCACGGACCCCCACCGAGCGAGTAGAGCGGCAGGAGCCCATGGGGATTGTCAACGTTCGCCATAGACAGTTCTCCTGTGTCTGTTTCCGCTGAATGACCCGGTTTGCCGGGTCAGGGTGGGCTTAGTCCTCGATCTCGCGGGAGTTCCCGCGATGCAGAGACAGACCAACGGAGGCGACCCGCTCGCGGTTTCGCGTGTCGCGCAGCACATCCCGGCGCTTGAGGGGGCTGACCCCTTCCACCTTGGCGTCGCGAATGGCTTTCTCCTGCTGCTCCTGTAGCGTTGACTCGGCCTGGCGCAGCGCTGCATTCCCGACTTCGCGGTAATACGCGTTGCGTTTTTCGGCGAGCTTCTTCGGCATCCTCGCCAGAGTCATGCCCGCCATCTTGATCGTTTCGCCGCGCTTGTCCTTCGCCGGGTCCCAGCCGCGCATTCCGCGCCGCTTGACCACATTGTCGGACAACGCCCGGTACTGCATGTCGGGCCGCTGATCGGCCACCTTGTCTATTGCTTCCTGCAACGGGTCTGGGGTGGACCATGGCTCGATCAGGTCATTGGCCGCTGCCTCACGCGCCTCGATAGCCCGATCGAACCCGTCCTTCACCCGCACCCGCACCTGGCTACGCGGCGCCGCCGCGTTAAACTCGTCGATGCCCTGATCCGTGTAGCGGTGCGGGATGGCGTGCTCCAGATGCTCCGGAATGGGCTTCCCCTGCACCGTGGGGCCGGCTTTAGCCGGCCGCGCTTTGGCTGTTCGCTTCGCCATCACCGCCTCGGCAATCCACTCATCTGCACGCCGCTCTTAGCGCGCTTCCGGTAGGCCTCTTCCGTGATGCCAAACCTCGCCGCAATCCGCTTCTGGAGCGGCGTCAGTTCGTCATCGTCTGCGCCTTCCCGCGCCGAGCCCCGCCCCCGGCTGCCGGCCTGCGCCTGGACCCGGCGCACCCGGTCCGCCTCGGTCTCCTGGCCATCGTCGCGGTCCTCCTCATCGTCCAGGTCCGCGTCGCGTTGCCGGCGCCGATCGTCCTTCGATGCTCGCCGCAGACCCAGATCCCCTTCCGCCAGTTCCGCCGCCAATTCCATCAGCATGCCGGAATCCTTGATCCCCGGGTTCTGGCTCAGTCCCTCGTACCGCCGGGCCGTGGCCTTGAAGAAATCGCTGTTCTCGTCGCCCAGATCGGGGAATCGTCCCAGCAGCCGCGCATCCTTCGTCAACTGCGTGCGCGTCTTCTCGATCTTCGCGTCGAGCTCCTCCACCCGGGCGTATCCCAGCTTCTTCAGGACCTTGTCCAGGCCTTTGACGCCCTCGCTGGTCAGCGCCTCGATGACATCGAGCTCCGGCTCTTCCTCAGTGGCATCGGCTTTAGCCGGTGGCGTTTGACCCGCGTCACCTCTCCCCCGCGCCCGCTCCGCCCAGGCCCGTTCCGACTCCTCCAGTTCCCGGATCCGCTTGCGCTCGCCCCGGATCTGCCGGCGCAGTTCCTTCAACTCCTTGTCGCGGGCGTCCTCGGCTCCTTTCTTCTCCTCGCCTTCGCCCCCTTCGCGGAGCTCCGCCGGCGGCGTCTCCTCGCCGTCCTGATCCGGCGGCGCGATCAGCGTCACGTCGTCGTCGCGCTGCCCCGTGTCCTCGTCTCTGGCTGTCCTTGGCATCACTCACTTCGCCCCGGCCAGCTTCTTGCGCCAGCCGTAAGGCGTTCCCGCGTACAGGTCCAAGCGCTTCCGCTCATAGGCGTCCGAGCACTCCTGGCACAGGAGTTGGTAGATCCCGTCTTTCGGGTGGACGAACATCCGAACGTTCTCCTCAGGCGTCTCCTCGCGGAGCTGATCCCAGGTCCGCTGGCACGGGCCCTGGCAGCCTGGCGGCAACTGGCCCGCCAGCACCGTCAGCGCCGCGATGTGCCATTGGTAGCATTCCCAGCACGGGGCGACCCTCGGATCGCCTATGAATTCCCGCGGGTGCCTGCCCTTGCCGCAGAACCGGCAGCGCACCCGCGGCTGGCTCACTGTCACACGCCTGGGTATGTCGGCAGCCATGGCGCAAGCTTTAGACCGTCCTCTCCCTCAAGATGCCCGCCGCCTGCCTCAACCGCAGCGCCACTTCCTGCGCCAGCGTGTTGCTCAGGATGATCCACCGCGCCCCTTCCGGGCTGTCCTGGACCGCCCCCAGCCGCGGCGCCTAGTCCAGGGCCTCCGCCAGACTCTCCGCCCAGACGGCCAGGTCCTCGGCTTTCACCGCTTCCGGCTCTTCCGCACGTCGCCGCGGATCCGGGCTATCACCGCATTTGCCGCCCGGACGGCCCGGCCCTCGCTGCCCGTGCGCGCGAGCGTCTGGTTAGCTACGTCGCTCCACAGCGCCCGCTTGCCGGCCGTGTCCGCCTTCCGCGTGTGCCTCGGCGCATCCCTCGCTTTCCATGGCATGCCGGCTCCTCAGATTTCCAAGTCTGCCCGGGCCGTCTCGAGTGCGTCCGCGACCGTCTCGATCCGCAGGACCTGGTCAGCCAGTGCGTTCCCTAGTTCCGTCCGCGGTGCAACCCGGTTCGCTCGCACCGGTCCCTTGCGGTCGGTTGGTGCCGATACTGCCGCCAACCGCTCGCGTAGCTGCGCGGCAGCGTTCTCCAGATCCGCCACTGCATCCTTGAGTTCGAGGAGGATCCTGGGAATCTCCCGAAGTTCGTCCTCGACGGCGCCGGTGTCGCGTATCCCCGGCTGCCGCGCGATCGACCGCTCCACCGCCTCGAAGCCCGGATCGGCTTTACTGTGCTTTGCCACGTTTCTCCTCCCTGGCCCGGATCTCCTTCGCCAGGATCCCGGGCACTTGCAGAACTCGGCGCAGGGCCGACATCTGGCCCTGCGCGCGGTAAAGTTCCGGCGGCTCCGCCGAGATCTCCAGCGTCCCCGCCACGGTTTCGAGCATCTCGCGCACGCGCTGCTCGATCATCTGCCAGCCGCGCGTCTCCAGCGTCTGCCGGAGGTGCTCCAGGTCGGTCTTGTCCGGTGGAACCCGGATCTTCACATCTGCCCTTCAGCACCAGGCGGCGCCTGGCCGCCTCCGCCAGGCGGCATCCCCAGCATCCCGAGGAGTTGCTCGGGCGCCATCTGGCCCGCGCCCTTGACGGTCTCGGCCAAGCGCTCGGCCAAGCCCGCCATGAGGCGCTTCTGTTGGAGCTGCGCGATGTGGTCCAAGCAGTGCCGTGTCAGCCGGTGGTAAGCGTCTTCGTCGCGTTGTGGATCCACTCGCGCCTCGCGCAGACGTTTGTTGTGGTCCAAGAGGTGCAGCTCGTCGTTGTCCTCCGGATGCACGGCGACGTCCTCGCCCTGGAGGCACATCGTCCACTCCTCGCGCGGATTCCGCGGCAGGCCCAGGTCCGGCGGCTCGGGCACCAGGTCGGCGAAGCGGTCGTCCCCGAACGCTTGATGGACCCGCTGAGTGATCTGCCACAGCGCCCGCGCATTCTGGGCCACCAGCGGGTTCTGTAGATCAAGCTGATACAGCGCAAGCTGCCGGTCACGCCGCGCCTCTTTCTGGAAGTAGCTGGTGGCAAACCGGATGTCGAAGTCGTATCGCCCGCCGCGCTCGGCTTGCGTCATCTTCGCGCCGCCGTTCGCCGTCTCGAACCACCCGCCGGCGTCCTCCTCAGTCACCCGGAAAAACAGGCTCTGTGGCGCGTACATGGAATCGAGCAGCCACACGTGGCTGGCGATGCTCGCCCAGTCCTCCTTGAGCAGAGATGTGTCCAGACCGACGCGGTAATCCCCCTCTTCGAGCAGAGCCAGGGTCTGCCGCGCAGTCCGCGGCGCGTTCGGCTGTTCCGGGGTCCGCCCGAGGCTCATATCCGTCACGTTCGTGACTCGCTCTCCATAACCCAAGCAGGCCCGCTCCTCCAGAACGGGATACTCCAGATTGGCCCGCACCTCCAACACCCTGACCCCTGCCGGATCCGCCGTCGGAATCGCCGTCTTCGGCTCGTACGTCAACTCCTCCGGATCGAACCCCTCCGCTGGCCGGTACAAGATTACCGGGCCCACGCTGAACATCCCGGCCTCGCTGCCCATGTTGTGCGCCGCTGAGGCCTGTTTCTCCAACCGCTCGAGCAGTTCGCCGAAACCTGGGGGCCAATAGCTCCCGTCCGCGACCAGGGCGCCCTCGAGAATCGGCCGCCGCTTGGCCATCAGGGGATACATCTGCGCCAAGTCCTGCACGCCGATCGTCCTCTTAAGGTCTGGCTGGTACCGCACTAGGAGCTCCCGCTGGAACCGTTGTCGGCGGTCGTAATTCCCCGCCCTGCCGTCGCCGGCGCCGCGCTTGAGCATCCGCCACTTGCCGCACCACTCCCAGACTCGCGCCGACCCGCGGGCGCTCAGATTGCTCTCGCGGTTCACGCCCTCAGCCAGGTCCAGGTCCCGCTTCAACTCGTCGCCTGGTGTGTCTCGCCCTGGCGCCTGCTCTGCCAGCGTGACCAGGTCGTCCCAGATCTCCCCGATCCCCTGGTAGAGCGTCCCCTCGCCGCGCAGCAAGTCATCCAGCGGCTCCTGATACTTGCGAATCACGAAGCTGAAATCGTGGATCGTCTGCGCGTCTTCACCCGGCACGACCAGGTCGTCGGGGGCCAGCGGCTCGAACCCTGGGCCTTCGAAGTCGATCAACTCGACTTCGCCGCCGTCCTCTGTGGGTGCGAAGAATGTCTCTCGCAGCCACGGTCCGTAAGCGTGGGCGCGCCCGAACAGGATCTGGCGGAAGATAAAGGTGGCCGCCTTCCGCCGGATCCGCATCGACTTGAACAGGCGCCAGTGCATGTACCGCCCGATCTTGCGCACCACCCGCTGATCGCTCGGCCCGGTCGGCTCAGCGATGATCTCCGCATCGTCTCCGAACAGCGCCATGAACTGTTTCGACCACTTCCCGAAGACCTGCCAGATGGTCAAGGGAATGCGGAAATCGGGCGCATCCTCCTCGCCGGCCACCGGCTCGTCTTTCAGGTCGCGCCACCGCCGCAGGTAGCCCCGGAAGCGCTCCATGCGCCGATCATGGTCGCTGACCGCGCTCTGGTAGTCCTCCTCGACGCGATCCGCCAACCGCCCCAGTTCGTTGCGGCTGAGCTTGAGTTGCGGTGCGAACGCCCGTCGGATCCGTGGCTCGGTCATGGGATCCCTCGCTTCGCCCACGCCCGCGCGATCCGCCGCCGCGCCCGCCGTGGGTCGTATGGAAAGCCCTCGGTCACGGCGCCCAACGCCGCGACGAACGCGGCTCGCCTCCGCTGCTGGCGGGTGTCAAGGTTGGCGCCCGCCAGCAGTTGCCGCTGGTCAGTTCCAGGCGGCCCCAGGCGACGTATCCTCCGCAGCGCCCGCTGGCCGCGCACCCGCCACCCGTGCGCCAGGCGCACGGCCGCCGGCGTAAAATCGCGCAATCCCGCCATCATTGCCGCTTCTTGGCGTCCGCCGCGGCCACTAGGCCCACCCCGGCAGCCACCAGACCGGCATCCTCGAGGCCCGGTGCCTGCCCGTTGAGCAGCGCCATCGCCATCTTCACGACAGCGCCAACCACCGTCAGGACCCCCAGCGCCGTAGTCTTCCAGTTCGTCATTTCGGCCTCCTTCCGAGCGGTGCCAGTTCCAGCTTGCGCGGGCCCCTCAGAGCTTCCTCGATGAATTCACCGCGCTCCGCCAATGGGATCTCGTCTTCGAGCGCCATCAGTCTGACCGAGCAGAGATCAAGGAACCGCTTCTTTCCCAGGCGGTCGAACAGCTTCTCCAGGTTCTTGATCGTCCGCTGGTTCTGCTGCGGGCCCACTACCGCCACCCAGCGCTTCCCCTCGAATGTGCCCGTAGCCTCCGGCTTGCGCCGAGCCATCCAACCCACGATGGTCTCGCGAATCGCGCCCGCTCGTTTCTCCAGCGCCTTCAGCGGCGCCAATGCCTGCTGGATGGCGCCAAGCTCGTCGATCAGCTCGGCCGATGTCGCCACTTTTAACGGTTCCTGTTTCATGCGGCTGCTCCTATCGCCAGCCCGTTGTTCCTTCGCTTGCGCGCGTGGCTCGCCCCCTGCGGGATCTGCGAGAGAGATATGGCCTTCCCGTTGTAGTACTCTCGCGTCGGAAACAACGCATACGGCGCGGTCGTCAGGAAGGCTCGGCCGAGTTTGGCTTCCAGTCGGTACACGGCGTGGAAGAAGTTCCCGCGATCAATCGCCGGCAGGTCATGGGATCCGGCCATCCTGGCTATGTGAACAAAGCGGGCCAGCACGCGCACCGAATCGCGCCATTCCAGGCGATCCAAGAAGTGGGCCTTGAAGACCTGGAAGTGGAAATCGTCGAGCTCCCTTCGCGCGATGAGGACCACATCGGCTGCGAACTCGGCGTCCTTGTGGCCCGCCACCATCCCTCCGCGCTTGATCAACTCGATCGTCAGTCGGCCATTCCAGAAGCCGATGTCTCTGGCGTACTCATAACGGTTCCAGACGCTCCGGAACACGCGGCGCAATACGCACCGGCAAAAGTCTGCTGCGCCAGGTCGGCCGAAGCGGACCACCCCGAGACCGAAACAATGCACGCACCACCGACTGCCGTTGGCCAAACCCAAATCGCGGATCTGTTCCGCCGTCATAGGCGTAGGCGCGTCCCGCGCGCGCTACTGCCGGATTGTCGGCGCTGCCCGTACTTGGCTGCACCCCCGGTGCCCAGGTGAGGCGGTGGCTTCGGCTTCAGTCCGAGCAGCCGCATGTCTGGCGGGGCCTGCTGGAGCCCGATCACTCCCAGCCCCAGCGCGATGACCTCGTCGTCATGGCAGCCACTCTGCGCCGCCGGCTTGCCATCGGGATGCACGACGAAGGTCCGGCATTCCGCAATAGTGTTCGGGTCGCGGATCACGACCGCCAGCTCCCGGATCGCCCCATCGAGCGTGCTGACGAGTTGGAGCCGCGTCACTGTGGTGGTCTTCCAACCGAGGCGCAGCCTGGTCGAAGTGGCCTCCGGCGCGTACAGGTCATCTGGATCCGGCTGCCGGTGGTAGATCAGCGCCGGCGGGTACGCCTCGTGCTGTAGCTCCGTTAGGAGTGCCAGCCCCGGCCCATTGGCCTCCGGCACCAGGAACGCCCAGTTGTACCAACGGCCGAGCACTGCC